TCGGTCTCCTGCGGGAAATCGACCTCATGCTTATCGAGCAACCGAGCGCCAACGGTTTCATCTACAATATGACCATGATGCCCATAAGATCAAGATATTCACCCAAGGATTCTCAACGGGCGGAACAGCGGTTGCGACGCTAAACGATACAACAGGAGCCCTTGTTGCAAATTCAGCAGGTGCTGAAGCAACCGCACCGCGGATGCCGCTTACCGCCAAAAGCTCGACCTACGACATGGGGCCGATGATCGAATTGCCGAACGGCATCGCACCGGCGGCGGTTACGCTCCGGGCCCTCGTAATCGGTAACTGAAGAAAGGAGAGGGTTTTATGGCCCAGGAATTGACGGTCAAAGTGACGAATCCCGACGGAACATCCTCCATGAAGAAGATCTACGTCATCAGGGCGTGGCAGGAGTCATCGGGAAAGCAGATATTCCTCTTTGCGAACGGAGTCTATGGCTACAAGGATGAAAGCCCGGTCCGTTCGGAGAGCGAATTCGACGCGATCCACAACAAGCAGCAGAAACAGGCTGCGATATTCTGGTGGAAGAAGACAGGTGCGGAATATTCAGCCCGGTTCTATGCGGAACAGGAAGCGAAGGCGGCGGAAAAGGCCGGCGTTTACCAATTCGAGCCCCAGGGTTCCGAGAGCGACCTCGACTCGATCCTCTACGTGCGCAAATCTGCGAAGAAGGGCAAGGGCGCCGTATCTGACCCGCATCCTTGGATGAAGTGGTTCTCGAAGAGGCCGGAATGGTGGGGGCAGGCGACGGTTATCACCTTCGCCGACTTCACCTATGAACTCATAAAGCCCGACGATGAAACGACCGGTCCTCAAACCGCCGCCGCCCAGCCGGAAGAAAAACCGGATGAGAGCGGCCGCGGGTCGATGGCGATGCCCGAAAATAAATCCGGCCGGATACCGGCGAATTCGCTTCCTTTTAAAGGATTTGATATGGGGTGAGATATCATAGATGATCCCGTCCGGATATGTCCGAATGCCTCGCCGTGTACATCGAGGATTCCGTGATGTACAGGGAAACGGACAGGTGCCCCGGGTGCGGGTCTTACCTCACAGATGAGATTCTAACGGAGGAAGAGGAAGATGGCGAAATTGAAGGCTATTGAGATAAGCCCGCCTGAATCGCGGGTGAATTTCCGCTTCAGCAAGGATAGCAAGGTACAGCCGGCTGGACTAGACGGTTGCGGCATAAACGACAGCGTCACGATAATCTTGAAAGGGAACCTGACGAGCTTCGATAAATCAGAATGGGACGGCTCAAAATCGTTCGGTATCGACATGAAGAGCTGCGAGGTGATGCCGGATGCCAAGGAAATGAGCCTGGATGAGGCGATAAAGAAGGCCAATAAAGATCGCAAGAAGGTATAGAAAAGGCCCGGAGGGGTTAAGAGATGGACGGAAAATGGCTGCTCAGGGCCTTCCTCGACGCCCTCGACGAAGATGTGGCGGAAGAATTTCGCGGCACCGATGCCCGCATTGCCTACCAGTACCTCGATAATGCCGCTATCGAATTCGTTCGGATGACGAGATGTCTTACTTCATCCGTCACAATCAAGACCGTGGCCGGGCAGCAGGCCTATGACCTGCCGCCCGATTTCATCGGTCTTTATCTCAAGGACAATCAGAACCGCTTTTTCATCCGGTATTTCGACGGCAACGTCTATTCCAAGCCGCTGAAGACAAGCTACGAAAAGATATTCCGAGACCATGAGACAACGGCCCGGGAAAAACCGACCTCATTCGACATAATCGACAGGCAACAAGCGCCGACAACAGTCACGGGTACGGCAAGCGCCGATGGAGGGTACACCGGCGGTCTTTCCGTTCTCCAGGATGGCACTAAGAAATTCTTGACGGAGGACATCGTCTACCCGCGGGATATGATTCATAACGAAACCGATGGTTCCAACGGTATCGTCATCTCGGTCACGTCCGAGATACAGGCAACGACGGCCCTCTTCGCCGGGAAGAAAGACAGGTGGTCGAAAAACGACCAATACACGATCGTCCGGGCATCGGGGAAGCAGATATTCTTGAATGCTCCCAGCGCCACAACCGGCCATGAGATGACAATCCCCTATGTCTGTATGCCCTCTCCTGTGTACTCCGATTATGGATTCTGGCGTTTCCCGGCCTGGTGCTGCCAGGCAATCGTGTATGAGGCCGCCTTCCAGTATGAAAACCGAGAAGGAGATTACAAGGCCGCCGACAGACACCACGCCCTTTTCATCGAGGAAACGGTCCGGCAGGGGCGGGAAAGAGCCTTGAATCTGCTTCAGAATAGGCGCCGGTGTAATCAAGGCTGAATGAAGGAGAAAGACCATGTCCTTTACGAAGACGCAGATATTGGCGGAAGTGAGGTCTCTCCTCAACGAACCGGCCGCGGAATTCTGGACGGATGAAGAAATCGGCAACTGGATAGACCAGGCCGTCGTTGATATTTCGACGAAGACACTCTGTGTAGAGACTACGGGAGACATCGAACTGGGTGCAGATACGGCAGAGTACGACTTCCCGACCGGGGCCCTGAAGGTCGTGGCTTGTCTCTACGACGGCCGGGGTCTCCTCAAGATAAGACCGCATCAGGTAGGTCATGTGACGGAGAGAATGAAAGGGAAGCCGGAATATTGGTATCCTTTCGCCAAGAAGATAGGTGTCTTCCCGGTCCCGGATTCTACCAGGGCCGGAGAGAAGATGACCGTCTATTACCACAAGATGACGTATGATATCACCCTGATACCGGATGAATTCCAGTTGCTCGCTATCCAATATGCCGTCCGCAATGCACTGATGAAAGACAGGAAGTGGGCGAGCGCGGCTCAGATGAACGGCATCTATCTCAACAATGCCGGATTCGGACGACAAGACCTAATCCTGAAACCAGGTGACGCCAAGGAAGATTACCGAGTCCCTGATTACAAAGCCATGGTGACGCCGAATGCCTGAGAAGATAACAGTACCAGAGACGCCGGAGCCGAATCTCTTCTCCGATATGCCGACGGCGGAAGATGTCCAGGAAATCCGGGATAATGTACTGTTTGCCGCCGGAAAATGGATGCCCGCCATGACCCGCTACTTGTCGGAAAAGAGAATTTCTCCGACATAAAGAACCTGCGGTACAAGGATACTTACCTGGAAGGCGTCTGTGGTTACAGCAAGATAAACGATACTCCGATCGCCGATTATCCTTATGGCCGGAACGGCATCCAGCTCCGGGCCCCTTACATCACGAGCTCGATTATCGCCGTCCAACAATCGACATTCCCGGATATTATCGCCAATAATCTTGCCGGTACTGTTGACATTTTAGAAGATTGCACCTTATCCGGCGCACCCCGTGTCATGAAGGCAAATGACTTGTATTTCAAGGTCTATCCTACCAGGACCGGTTCCGACCCGTTACTTTACGAGCCGTTGAACTTCAAGACATACGATGATGCAACGATATATGGTCAACCGTATGTCCTATGTTTCAATCATGGCAATAGAATTTTCATCCTAAAGGGATATACCACCGTTTCGGCGGAAGCAAATGGAACCATCGACCCAGCCGGGTCTGGATTCAACAAGATGCAGGATATGCAGATAACCGGTACCCCGGTTGTCTTTTGCATAAAGTCAGGGGGAGAATACTATTATTTCAAGGCCTATGAGCGCACCCTCGCCGCCGCCGTTCTGCAAAACACAACCAGGATCCCTGATCTTGGGGACTTCGAAGAAGAGATTCTGCATATTGATGACACCAACGCCGGTCTCGGTCGTTTCGCCGCATGGCCGCAAGGTCATCTGGCGTATTGCAACGGCGTCGAAACCATGATCTGGGCCGGTGGTGAGATGCCCTGCGCTGCCTTTATCGCCTCGACAGCGGCTATCACATCGACCACGACCAACCCCAAAGACTTCACCGAACAGATGCGGAATACTCTGATGAGCGCCGACCAGGTTGTTACCATCGACACGACCTATAAGTACGGCCTCATCGGTTCCTTACGTCCCCTCAAGGGGATCACTTTCTACCTAACAGAATTCAATGATCCCGGCGCTACTCTTACATGGAAAGAACACGAAGGAGACGACTGGCATGACCTGACCGTGGTGGATGGGACCGACGGGTTGAGCAAAAACGGCAAAGTAACTTTCTCCTCGACCGTGAGCACCTCGAAACCACGCTATTTTGAAGGCCGGGTGTTGTATTGGTATCAGTATGCCCTAAGTGCCGGGTCGGCGAAGGTCTATCATGTCAGTCTCGATGCACCATTCCAGCCGATAAACGACCTCTGGGATGGAATGCCGCGGATAGCATTGAATTTTGTCGTCAATAAAGGGACTCCCGTCGATTATGCCCTGTATGTCGCCGATGAGACCGAAGTAGGTATGATAGAAACGCCGGTATGTGCCGACCTCAGCGCCTTGACGACTTCCCAGTATGTCGATTGTGATTTGAGGAACCGACTTGTGGCTTCCTGGTAACAATGTTCGAGCAAGTAAGCGGCAAGGTCAACACGAATGCCGCGACGATGACGGTAAGTTATTGGAACGGCAGTTCCTTTACTACCGTAACCGGCCTTGTCGACGGGACCCTCAATGCAGCCGGGACAGTATCGCTCAATCGATCCGGGGTCGTTTATTTTGACCCTCCGGCCCCGGGCGCGGAATTCCCGGTCAATGAATTGGGGATGATCAAGTACCGATACCGCCTCACCTGTCGGCGACACTGAGTGGAACCGTGCTTGTGGATGTCTTTCAAGGCATAAACGCCCCGAATCAAGCGGCGGGTATAAATTCCCGGCCATGTTTCAGAACCGGCCCTTGCTCTGCGGGTACATAGCGGGCAAGGAAGGGAACCGGGTGGATTATGGGATGAGCGACGCCGTGAGCGTCTGGAACGGGGAATCGGCGAGTTTCGCCGGAGCTGCTCTGTATTTTGGCGGGTCAGAAGAGCTAACAGCCTTCGCCCAGGTGTACAATCGATTCGGCGCGAGCATTTACATCGCCGGAATATTCACAAAAATGCCGAGACCTATGTCCTCCTCGGCAGCGACCCCGATACCTACAAAATCTATCAGCTATCCGATTCCGTCGGATGCCCGGCCCCATTGACGATGGACACGATAACCCTCGTTTCTCAACCCGGGAGTGAAACGGACCGCAACGTTGCCGTCTGGCTATCCTACAAAGGCCCGGTACTCTGTGATGCCGCCGGTATGGCGCTCATAGCCCAGGATATCGAATGCTATTTCGACCGGGAGGACGAGAGATGCGTCAATTATGACGCAATCAAAAAGTGCATCGGCTGGTTCGATCAAGACAACGTCGAGTACAACCTGATCATCCCCTCGGGTGTTGGGGTTCAATCCTTGAATGTCTGGCTCTGTTATGATTATCGACGGAAAAAATGGTTTCAGAAACAGCCGGAAGGCGCCTTCAATCCTTATCCGCAATCCCGGATCAAGGTCATCGACGATTCCGGGGTCCAGCATGTCTATGGGATGCTCGATGACGGCTACATGGTACGGTTGGAGCACGGTCCGCGATGGATCGATGAGGAAATACGGCAGGAGGTCACTACAGGTGAGTTCAATCCCACTGGCAATACATGGGATATGTTCAGGCTGCGAAGATTGAAGACGATGGCCGCGGCGCTCACCGAGGAGACGGAACTCACGATCACGCATTATGCCGACGGGAACGATACGGGCATATCACTGCAATCTCATTATCTTCCGGCCGCGCGTCATACGAGAAAAAATCAATCTCCCAACATCCTCGCCTGGTCGCACAAACTTAAATTCTCCGCCGCGACGAACTCGGAATCCCGGGGAATAAAACTCATCGGCTGGGGGTACATGGGCGAGATCGAACGGGAAGACCTCAATTAGGAGACGCAAAAATGAACGAGATAGAACTTCAGCAGGCCATAAGAGGGGCACTCTCGGCGCGCCCGGAACAGAGGGCCGTGCCGGCATTGCGGGATATAGTATCCAGTTACGCGGCCCAGAAGGCGATGGAAAACGAGCGGGCCCGAGCGGCAACGGCGCAGTTGGAACTCGGTAAGCGCGGCCTCGCTGAAGAGGCCAGAGAAAAGACGGCCAGCCTCGCCGAATCGGCAAGACAGCACGAAACGGGATTGGCGCAATCCCGGGACATCTACGAAGCTCTTCGGAATGAGGCAGTACAGGAATTCGAGAAGACTTACGCAGAAAAAGGATATGAACATAGCGCTAAATTACAGGAACAACAGGAGGCATTCAAGGCCGGCATAGATTGGGCATCGCAGAAATTCACGCAGCTATACGGAGAGAAAGGCCGCCAATTCGGTTTAACGACGGCTGAACAAAGCCGTGAATTCGAAGAAAAATTAAAGAATCGAGTCGCCAATTCAATCTCAAGACGGAAGAAGAAAATAGGCAGTTCATGCAGAAACTCGCCCTCGACCGGGCTTATCTCGATACTTGGGCGGATGCCAACAAATGGGCGACGGTGATCGGGATCGGGAATCTCGGCATAACCGGGCTGGGGATGAAAGCCAACCTCGTCGAGACGGCAAAACAACAGAACATGCTGCAACAGATACTCGATCTAACGAAATCAAACATATCCCGCTATCAGGAAGGAATGACAAGCGAAAAAGAAAGGGCGGAGGATTATTTGAACAGAATCAGCGGGGGCAATAGAAGGCTCCCGAGCGATGATTTACTTGCTTCAATCAGGTCTTAACACATAAAGGGGAGGTCAGATACGACATGGCAACTTTAGCCGATATAGCAAATGCGCAATACGGATCCCTCACGGGCCGGAGATATGATTACTCAATGCCCATGACGAGCGGGCAGTCTGTCGTCGCCCCGGCTGTCACATCATCCCCGGCCGCAAATGCCCAGGCCTTGGGACTGACCGGCCGGGCTGTGGCATATCCTTATAACCTGTTCTTACAGAATCAATTGCCTGCCCTAAAGACATCGATCATGCAGCAGGCAAGCCAAAACGCCATCAACAAACAGATGGAGGAAATGGCATCAACGTACAAAAACAAACTCCTGGAACAGCAGGAACAGTACAACGCCGCTGTATCCGGGCTCCGGGATCAACAGGCGTCGCAGGCCGCAACCTATCAGGGTCAGTACAACGCCGCTGTTCAGGGCTTGCAGGAGGAATACCTGAAGAATATTGAAGAACAGAATAAGACGGTTCGAGACCTGATTGCAAAGAAACAGGCGGAATATGAAGCGGCGCTTAAGGGTCAGCAGGCCCAATATGAGGCATCACTCAAAGAGTGGGATGATTATTACAACAAATCCCTTGCAGACATAAGCACCCAGTACCAGAAGCAGCAGCCAGGGACACCTGCAACACCGGCACCTACAACACCGACGGCTACAACACCAGCGGCTACAACACCAGCGGCTACAACGCGAGAGCTCTCTGAGCTTGAGAAGTTACAGGTCCTGGATGCGTACTGGGGGGCCGCATATGAAGCCCAAGGTTCGCCATATAGATATACCTACTACCAACCACCAG